TTTAATCTCTTAACCTCAACTATCTGCTCTTGTAATTGTTTAATCTCATTCTGTTTTGTTTCTGCTTGATTCATTCCAAATGTTATCTCGGCATTCTTTTCTTTCAATGCTGCAGTAAGATTATTTTCTTGAACTATCAAGCCACTTGCTCTTTTAATTTCATCAGCATTCTTTGCTTTTAAATCTGCTGCAGCATCTGATATAACCTTTCTTCTATCTGCTTCTGCTTGACTAATATCACCTGATTGAACAAGTAGTCTATTAGTTATATCTTCATTCTCCTGAGCCAATGCAGTTAATGTTTCCTTTGCTTTTAAATTCGCTGTGATAGAATCTTTTGTTGCTTGAGTTACCGCATTGGTTCTATCTTTTTGTTTCTGCATTTGCTCAATCAATATTCCAATACCAATCACAAGTAGACCAACGCCAGTGGCTGCTAATGCCCCTTTAAGAACATTTAAACTTCTTGCTGAGAATTGAACTGATGCGCCAAGTATATTGTAACTAACTGCTGACTGCCTTACTGATGCCGCATTAACTGCTTGAAGCGCACTAAGTAATGCCAACTTCGCTGGTGCCTGACCAGTTACTAAATTTGCAATTTCTTGAAGTCCAGTAAGCAAAGCAATTGCTGCCTGACTTTTTGCTATTGTTTTATTTAAATCTTCGCTCTCTGTTCCAAATAACGCTGCTGCCCCCTGAGCAACTGCGAACCCAGCAGCCAGACCTTTTACGGCTCCAACTGCTGCATCGAACTTAAATGTGTCTGATGCTAATACCTTTACTCTTTCTTGCGTATCACTAATTTGGTCTTGAAGTTTACCAGCCTCAACTGCTAATTGCTGAAATGCTTCTGTACCATCTTGACCAGCAGTCTCAAGTAATGACAATTGCTCTTTTAATTCACGTAATCTACCCTTGAGTGATTGCGTTTTCTTATCAGTTGCATCTGTTCCATTACCAGTATCTGCTAATGTTTTCTGATACTTTGCTAATGCTTCCTTAGCCTTTAATGTTTCGGCTCCAGTTTCTTTAATTACTTTGCCTAATGTTAATGCGGCTTTATTAAACTTAATTGATTCACCGGTTAACTTATTTATTGCTTCACGATTCTTATTGATGTTAGCAATATTGCTATTAAGAGCTTTGCTGACCTCTTGTGAACTAAATGCAGCAGACATTGATTTGCCCATTGCTTTGTAAGCATCTGCGCCCTCTTTTGCTGCAGTCTCTGCTGAATCACCTATTGCTTTATTAGCATTGATGATTGTGTCTGTTACCGCTTTGAGTGAGGCTGCTTGAGCCTCGTATTCAATGATTACCTTAGCCACGTTGTTGAGTCTTAATGAACTGCTCAAATTTAGTTAAAAATAAATCAACATCACCATTCATGAGTTGATTGTATGAAACTACGTCACCCTCAACAATTGTCATTACTTGACTTTTAATTCTCTTTGCCGCTTCGGTCGCTCTAAATCTTGGACTGAATCTAAGTGGGTCAATGCTTTGATTAAGTTGCGTTGAGCTTCCACGTTGTAGTTCCATAATTTCTGAAAGTCTTCTGGAGACATAGACATTAAGGGTATTAGCGGCTCTATACCCAGTCGTGTAAAAAAATCGTGTGAACCCTCCTTGCACATCTTTTCAAAGACTTCTAACTTTTCTCTGTGAATATCATTGTTAATGATGGTAGGGTCTTCGTCATCTCTTAATATCCATGTAGCAGCAATGTTTAATAATATATCACGATGTATAATTGTATCTTGACGTTCCCGAATAATGTGAATGTAGGTGGCAACCAATGCTGCGTTCTTTGGATTTGATAGTCCAGCACTTAATGCCTTCTCCATACCCTCAAGTATGCCCTCCATCTCTGAGCCGCTAATACCACTACTCAATCGTTCAAGCAATGACATCGACATTGAAAACCTTTCCAGAGGCATATTAGTCTCTTTTGGAAATCTGAGATAGTTATAACCATCATGAGTAAATACTTTAATCAGGTTGTAACTTGATTGCTTCTTGTTCCACTTATTGAATAGATGCCATAACTTGACTGGCATTAATTTTCTGAATAACTTCATTTATTGAATTATTACTGACCAGCCTATCTAAGTTGGTCATTGTTATTAATGTACTTCCTTTATTCTCTACTACCATCATGATAGCATTCACATTGATTAATACCTTGCAGTCTCCTAAATCAATTGCAGATAGTTCTTGTAACTCCTCATCTTCAATGCTCTTATTGTATTCAATTAATGTTGATTGTAAGATTATGAAGTTAGACATAGTCACCAGTATTCGTGAGGACATTGAGCATCTTCTACCCTCGTCTTTGCTGGTAGAAAGCAGCCGCATGAATTACATATATTGAGAGGCTTATAACGATGCTGACAATTGTTACATATTGATGTTCTTACTTTGCTTATCTCCCTTGACTTCTTATTCGCAGTCAGATAATACCACCACCCTCTTATTATTGCAGATAGTTTGCTCATGGAATCACAATTGGATTTTGACCTATTGATGCTGTTGATAATGAAATACAAGTATAGGTGTCCTCACCTATTGTTAAATCAATTCGCTCTTGTGAATTAGCCAACTCTGTTACCCATATAGTGTAGCCTTGTAATGGGTCAATTTTAAATTCATCAAATGCAATGAAGCCGCCATCACTTATAACTTCAAACTGCTGAATCTTCTTTGTTGCATTATGTTGAAGCCAAACGTAATATGTTCCATCAGTCAATCCAAAGTTATAAACTAATTCAGATAAACAAGCATCAACATAACTACCAGCATCATAGCAAGGTGAACATATACTCATAGATATCGTTTTAAGATTGAATTGACAAAGTAACGGAAACAATCCAAGAAGTCAGCACGTTCAGATAAATTTTTTCTGTTGCTCTTGATGATACCACCATCAGCATTGCATTGTACTTGTTTAGCATCATAGACGAATCCTTTGCACTTAACTGAGTTGACCTTTACATCAAGACGAGTTAATGCGTTATTGCAATCTATTCTACTATTGTAGTGGGTCGGATTCGCTGGTATTATTATTTGACTATCAGCCAGAAATAATCTGCGTTTGATTTGAGTATAAGCAGAACTATTATCTCGCTGCTGGATGCTTCTACCACTTCCCATAGCATCACCAGTGATTCTAAGTAAACCCCTCGGTATATTCAGACCCTCAACATAATCACAGAATGCATCAATGCTGCCCTTTTCTATATTTATCTCACCAATGATTGAGCAGCCCTTAGTGGTATGCTGTTGGATGATTAATGCTGAAAGAGGATTGATGTTAAAGTCGACTGATACGAATACTGGCAAGTTAGGATTAATAGTAAGTGAATCATCAATATGTTTACTATCATCCCATGCGTATAGGAATGGGTTAGTAACATCGTCCATCACATCCCAATCACCCTCAACGAATCTGGCGTATTGAATAGGTGGTAATTCTTTTAATGATTCCAGATAGTCCTGACTGATGTATGGGTTATCTGTTATGCGTGAGTTGATGTATGACCATTTCTCAGGTAATGTACCATTGCGCCACCTTTCATATATTACAGACTTCACCCAGTTGTTTGCTGGATTACAAGTAGCAAGGCATACGATAGGCGGATTACCCTCTGCTTTATTCCATGAGCCTATTCGCTCCTGAACTTTATAGAATGTTTGCTCTTGTAATTCGTTTACCTCATCAAGACCGGCACCATTTACTTCAAGCCCTCTGAACCTATTTAAATCTTTATCATCATCATAACTCTCAGCCATGAAGATAAGTTCTGAGCCATTAATGAATTGAACAACATTGGTACCTAAATGCCATTCTTTAACGAATGCTCTAAGACCATCATCAAGTATTGAACTGAATGATGGAAAGGTAGTTCTCTTTAAATCTGGTAAAGTCTTTCTGATAATTACCCAGCGTGAACGAGGGTACTTGAGTGCTAAGGCTGATAATGTAATTAGCAACCACCAAGTCTTACCCCCACGAATTGCCCCACCAAAAACAATTACTTTCTTTTCGCCATTGAGTGCTAACTTGTATGCTTTGCTTTGTCTGCTGGTTAGCGTTATGTTCATTCGTCATCTTTACTTTCCGTTAACGTTATCACTAATGGCTGAGATACATTAAGGTTATTATCAATGGTCTGCTTTGCTTTGCCGTATGCCCTATCAAGCAAGACCTCTGCTGCTCTAATATCACCTTTGGTAGCCTTAGCCCTTAATGCTTTTAATATTGCCTCTGCTGCGCTTAAACCATCCTTTTCCTCTCCCATTACATCTGCAAGTAGTTTATCTAACTCTGGCAACTTACGAGGTCTCCCATTAGGATTCAAGGTCTCACCTTTTTTCATCTTCTTGCCATCATGAGGAAAAGCCATATCGTCTGTATTTCGTCTGTTATTTAATTAGATTAAGAAACTCATTACGAGCCTTGCTATCATCTTTAAATACACCAATCATCTTTGATGTCATTGTCCATGTATCATGCTTCTTTACCCCTCTCATACACATACAGAGATGTTGTGCCTTTAATGTTACTGCAACCCCTTTTGGATTAAGCTCAATATTAATTCGCTCTGCTATCTGTCTTGTGATTCTTTCTTGATTCTGGAACCTATTAGCATATAAGTCAACACATCTTGCTAATTTACTTAATCCAACTATCTTATTGTTAGGAATATAAGCCACATTTGCTACTCCAAAGAATGGAGCCGTATGATGCTCACATAAAGAATAAAAAGGTATATTAGTCTGAACTATCATTTCATCACTACCCTCCGCATCAAATGAAGTAAAGTTAAATTCTTTTGGTTGTAGAAATTCTTTAAGGAATTTAATGTATCTCTTTGGTGTTTCTTTTAATCCTTCTCTGTTTGGGTCTTCACCTAAGTATTGAAGTATCCTTACAAAATTATTCTCTACTGGCTCCTCTTTTACTTCCCAAGGGAATATCAACCATTTACCATGAAATTCATTTTCAGTCTGCTTATCAAATAACCCTATAAATGGTTTATTAAAATGTTTATAATCTTCCCTTGTCTTGCCGCTATCAATTAAGTCATCAATCAATATGTCTGCTTCTTCTGGAGAGTCAACCGGATTCAGCATTGCACTGATATACATGCCCCCTCTTGGAATACCATAGTATTTCAGGCTCTTATCTAATTTATTTACTCTTTCATTAATTTCTTGCCAACTTATAAAACGTTCCATATTTTATGATTTTGTAATGATAGTTTCCATTTACCATTCTCAATACAAAGATTGATACAATGTTTCAGATTTTCGCTATTTATATTAAATCCATCTGAGTGAGGGCTAATCCAATAATGTTCTGCTTTAATGCTTGGTTCTGGTATTGATTGACCTTTATGCCTTACATATCTCAATTCATTTACTCCTTCTGGAAAATTCTTTGCTACTATATGCTCTGCCACCTTTGGAGATACGCAAACAAAATCAATACCATTAACAGATGGTTGAAGACCGCTCGTTTCAATTGCTTGATAATAGCCTAATGATTTGAAATACATAACCATTTCTTCTGTTAGCTGGTCTAATGGCTCACCACCAGTCCATGTAATCTCTTTGCATTGAATTGCATTGTTCTCTATCCATTTGACTATTTCTTCCAAAGACATATCTTTTCCTGATTCAAACTCAGTATCACATTTGATACCTGATGCTGCACAAGCAAATTTTGTCTTACACCCTTGAAGTCTTATAAAGATAGTGGGCGTTCCAATTCTTGCTCCTTCACCTTGCAGTGAGTAAAATATTTCTGAGACTTTAAGATTCATAAATAACTCTACTTGATTTTGTTTCTCCTAATTCAATTTTTGAAATGGGTAAGTTAGTTTCTATTTTAATCTTGGTAAAAAACCATACCGCTAAATTTTCTGCTGAGGTGATAAATGGCAATTTTAAATAAGGCTCGTTAGCCATATTCAGAACATCACATAGTGGGTCTTCTTCCCATAGCAAGAACCAATGACAATGCTCTTTAATAATTGGCTCGACAAATTTATCAATGTCTGAAAATAAAGTAGTGATGCCATCATCATTTATTTTATCAAATTTAAAATGACAAACAACATCGTAGGTGTGACCATGAATTCGTCCGCATTTTTCCCCTCCAGCTGGGTTGCGATGTGCCGCATAGAAGTGATATTTTTTCTCAATACTTATCATATCCAATTATTATTTTTTGCTTCATAGAAGCCGTTTACCCTCAACTCAGTAGCTGGGTTATTATTTATGCCCATGCCCCACTCATTCATTGTCTCATTTCCATTGTAATCTGTTAATGTATCATTGATGATTACATCTAAGCAATTCAAATCTTTTGCCATTTTCCAAGTCTCTGCTTTATTCAAATACATTAATGGAGTATGTATTCTGATATCACCAATGCCTATACCTAATGTCAATGTTAATTGCTGAGAGTCAATAGTATTTCGTCTGCAATCTGGATAGCCTGAGTAATCAGTTTGACATACACCAGTGATGATATCATTTATACCTAATGAAGCTCCATAGGAAGCCGCAATAGTAAGAAATAATAAATTACGTCCAGATGTGAATGAAGATGGTAATTCATTATTTATTTTGCTTCTTTCGTTATGATTCGTTTTATCTGTCAGGCTGCTTGATGCTAATAGACCTTTGATGTCAAATACCTTATAATTAATATTTGCGTCATTAGCAATCTTTTTTGCTTGTTCTAACTCTTTTACGTGCATTTGACCGTAATCAAATCCAATTGCGTAAATATCATCAAATCGACTTTTTGCCCAGTATAAGCATGTAGCACTATCTTGACCACCACTTAATAATAATATTGCTTTCATTGATTTATAAATTATGTTCAGCGTATTCTGAAAATTTAGTCCATTCATTAAAATTATGAATGGCTGCCTCTTTGCCCTTTAATCTCATTCCTTTTGGTTGAATCTTATCAATACCTTTTCCATTAAACATATAAAGGAATCCGCCTCTGTTACCATATAACCAAGCAGTGCTATCAACAGAGTAAAATTTATAATTTTTCATGCCCTCCATATTTGTAAATCCAAGACCATGTACTTTACAATTATTTTCTTTTGCTATCTTCAATAGAGCATTAAAGATTCCGTAATCTTTTTTCTCAATCTCTTTTGTTACCAGCCCTCCAATGGCTATATAATCATATTCTTTACACATCTTCTTCCAATATTCCAAGCCTCTGCTTTTATGCCATACTGGTATACATTTTTTATTGGTGAGCTTTTCTAATTTCTCTCTTAATATCTCAACATTTTTCAGCCCTATAATTGGGTCAATATCCAATTCAAAGAATAAATCAATATTGTGTTTATTAATAAATTCAGCGTACTCATGAATATATTGTTCCCAATCTGGGGAGCCTTTCTTAATATTATTTAAAAAACTGAATGCTCCGCTATCCAATAAGAATTCTTTAAAGAATGGTCTCATTTTTAGAATCCAATCGTTTTGCTCCCTGATGTAATAGAATGATTCAAGAATGTAAGGCTTTTGTTTATTAATCACAAAGTCTTTTGTCTTGCCTTGAATTCCGGCTAAATACAATTTCATGCTTTCTTCAATTACAAATGGTCTGCTATATGTACCGGCTAAATATAATTTCATTGCTGACTTCCAAAAAGATATTAAATTACCAGTTACTCCACCGGCTAAGTATATTTTCACAATCCTAATAGTTTGTAGAATATATTCTCTTTTGTTCCAGAATAATTTTTTAATGCTTCATTGACCTGAGCGTATTCCTCTTCCGTATATTCTAAAACTATTTTAAATAATTCCTCTTTTTGTGTCTCACCGCTTTCATTAAAGAAGTCATCCAGATTAATATCATCTGTTGCTTTCCATACATCTAATCCCCATTCACTTAACTGCTCTGCATTCCATTCTGATTCAATTATTGTCCAATCCCAATCACCACCACTTACATTATCTTTAATGAGGAATTCACGTTGCTGTTCTTCTGTTAAATTATCTGCAATGATAATAGGTACCTCTTTTAATCCAGCCTCTTTACATGCCTTGAGTCTCATATTACCACCCAGCACTATCATATCAGAATTAACTACTATTGGTCTTATTGATAGCATCTGAGGTAAGTCTTTAATAGACTGAACCAACTTAGCAAACTTATCATCTTTGATAAGTCGTGGATTGTTTGGATTGATTTTTACATCACCAATCTTTACGCTCTTTATTTTAATCATTTTACAAATGTATTTAATTTTTCAAGTGAGATGAATTTCTGTAGCTCAAACCCCTGAGCCTTGAAGTTCATCGTTGTGCAATTGTCAATCAAATATTTTTTAGTTACCACCCAAGTATTCTGCTCATCTACTATCTGGACTTTATCAAAGGTCTGTCCATTCTCAATAAGGTAATAGTTGATTCCATAGGAATTATTTACTCTCATTAAATGTTTTGCTCTTGACCTTATTAATCTTAATACTCTTGCTTCTTTATCAATCTGACCAATGCTTCTACTCTTACCATCAGCCAGTAGCAATGATAGATTAATGATTGAATCATTGTGAGATGCAATTAATTTATTACCACTACTATCTTCTATTGTGTGAGTCTTATTCATAGCTGGTAGGTGTCAATTCTTTTCTTTACCATATCAATAAATTTATCCATCATTGATGCATAGTAACTATTGAACTCTTTAAACCCCTCTGGATTGCGCTCAAACAAAACATATAAGCATGACCTTAGCCTTTGACTGGGTGTCTTGCTTCCCATTTCCTCAGCATCAATCTTCATTGACTTAAGCAATTCCTCATCATTGTAATTAAATGATTCACCCTTAAATGCCATCACACCAACTCCAGATGCCCATTGATTGAGTAACTCTGCAGCCTTAGATGCTGAAAGCTCTTGAGTACCTATCACGACCTTTAATGTCTTATCTCGTCTTGTAGCAACAGATTCAATTGCGCATGGTATGAGTAGTAGGTTATTGTCCATAAGTTTCGTTGTAGTATTTTAATGCTGTTAAATATGGCTTATCTCTTAATCTCCATGATTCGTTGTATGCCTTTTCAATCTGCTCCTTTTCCATTTGTTTGGCTTGTTGAATTTCCAAGTTATGACTTAATAAATCAACACCTAATTCTGTTAAACTCTCAACCAACCACTCAACTGCTGTCTGCTTTTTCATTTACTACCACCTCCAATGTAAAAGCCTTTATCAATTCCATCCTGATAAGCCTTTAATATTTGCTCTCTTTCCATTGATTTAGCAAGTTTAATAGTTGCTTCAAATGGCTCCAGATTAAACTCTTTAATGAGCCATTCTACGGCTGTCTGTTTAGTTTCCATATTGCTCATTATAAAATTTTATTGCACCATGATTTGAAAATCCGCTTTCGTATGCATCTTCTTGACCACAATCAAATGCTCCCATTACTTCTATTTTATGCATATCTTTCAATTGCTCATAATTAGATGTGAGCCAGATTACAAATTTTATAGCATCTAACTCTTTTTGCTTTTCAAAGATTAATTCAATTGATGTTTGTTCAACAGCCATAATGTTCTGATTTACTTGATTTTATTGATTTATATTCATTGCTTACTTTATCCAAGTAATCTTTTAAAATTACTTTTATTGCTTCCTTGTGAGATGCTGGTATGCGAAATGTAATGTTAATCGTTTTTTCTCCATACTTGAATGGTGGACCGGCTCCATTTCTCTTTCCGCCCCTATTTTCTTTTGCTTTTATTTCCATGCCAACAAATATAGTTATTTTTTGATTATGTTTTACAATTCTTATTACTGCAAATTATTTTACCATGATATACTTTTGCATATTCGCATTTACCACTTCTTATCTCATAGTAATTAAAATCACATTCTATCTTCCACATCTCACGAAATGGATATGAGCTATTAAATAAAGCCTCAAACTGCTCGTATGTTAAATTCATTTCATCTAACATAACAAACGGCTCAGTAGAATGCTTATCTAAATAATTCAAATACTCAGAATGGAGTATGTTCTGTGTCTTTATCCCAGTCGTTGTCTGCATAATGTCTTAGGTCTTTTGGTTGAGGTAAATATGTACTTCCAATATCATGTGTGATTACATCTGTGAAGTTAGTCATGTTAGGTGAATGCCTGAACTCAACTACACCAGTTGCTCCTTGCCTATGCTTTTCAAATAGATAAAAGATGTGATTAGTATAAGCATTTCCATTATCATCATTTAGTCCATAATATGATGGTCTCCAGACGAATGCTACACTATCAGCATCTTGCTCTAATGACCCCGACTCTCTTAAGTCAGATAAGATTGGTTTCTTATCAGGTCTTTTTTCAACTTCTCTGCTCAACTGGGCAAGTGCTATGATTGGTATTCCTAATTCTTTTTGAGCAGCCTTTAATGTTCTGCTAATCTCTGCTACTTCCGCCTCTCTATTGCCTCCTTTAAAGCCCTCTATTGTCATCAATTGAAGATAGTCAATGATTGCCCACTTGCATCTACCTTTACGATGTTCTTTCTTCATTACACGAATTGCTTCATGCACCCCACATCTGGCTTTATCATAAATTAAAAATGGAGAATTTTCTATACTTCCAATTGTCTTTTCAAATGAATGTAATTCTGATTGATTAAGATTACCATCTCTGAGCCTTGATGAATTAATTAGGTCTCCAGCTTCTTGTAGTATCAATCTTTGACATAATTGACTCTGATTCATTTCAAGATTAAAGTATATACCAGCCTCACCACTTTTCATCCCATGAAATAATGCAAGAGCAGTCTTGCCCATTGATGGTCTACCAGCAATTATTATGAACTCAGGATGGAAGCCACCAGTAAATTTATTAAGAGCATTCAATCCAGTTTCAAGACCAGTAGTTTTACCAGATTGAGTTAATGCTGCTCTTCTGTAATATGCCTCACGTTCATCATTAGTCAAGTTAGATAAATTAATGATATTGTCTGAGCTACTGCCAGTATCAAGTAAATCAGTTAATGATTTGATGATTGATGTAGCAGTAGTGAATCCATCTGTATTAACTATGCCCATTGACTGCTCAGTAATTATGCTGCTGATTGACCTTTTTATATGGT